GACGCTAGTCGTGAATCTGAGCGTAGCCGACTGATAACGCCTGGCACTCAACAAGCAGTTGAAACCCGCCACGCTGAGATTATTGAAGCAATCTTTGGTCAAGGCGAATACTTTGACATCAAAGATGACATCCAAGACCTTGATGGCAACCCTCTAGATGTTGGCAAACTAAGAGCGCAGTTGATGGAGGATTTCTCCAAAGACAAGGTTCGCAAATCTATTGACCAAATCGTTTTGATGGCTGAAATCTATGGTTCTGGCATAGGCGAGATCATTGTCAAGACTGAAAAAGAATACTATCCATCGACTCAGCCAATCCCAGGCCAAATGAATCAAGCCGCTATTGGTGTGATGGAAAAAGACCGCATTTCTGTGCGGATCAACCCTGTAAATCCTAAGAACTTCTTGTTTGACCCTAACGGAACAAGCATAGATGACTGTTTAGGTGTTGCTGTGGAGAAGTTTGTCTCCATGCACAAGATTGTCCAAGGCATTGAGGCAGGTGTTTACCGCAAAGTAGACATCAATACCGATCCTGATGACGCTGACTTAGAGCCAACCCAAGAATCCACCCAATACAAAGACAACAAGGTTCGCTTGTTGACTTACTATGGCTTAGTTCCACGGGAATATCTTGAGAATCTTGAAGAGCAGAAAGACATTGTTGACCTATTCCCTGAGAATAGCGAAGCAGATACCTATACCGACTTGGTAGAGGCTATTGTCGTTATTGCCAACGATACATTGTTGTTGAAGGCAGAGCCAACGCCTTACATGATGAAGGATCGCCCAATTCTTTCCTACCAAGCAGACACAGTTCCTAACCGAGTTATGGGTCGTGGCACAGTAGAGAAAGCCTACAATATGCAAAAGGCGATGGATGCACAAATCCGTAGCCATTTAGACTCACTTGCCCTGACAACTAGCCCCATGATTGCTATGGATGCTACCCGTCTACCAAGGGGTGCTAAGTTTGAGGTCAAGCCTGGCAAGGCAATCCTTACCAATGGCGCACCTTCTGAGATTTTGATGCCATTTAAGTTTGGCACAACCGATCAGGGCAACATCCAAACTGCTACTGCCTTCCAAACGATGCTATTACAGGCTACTGGTACGCTAGACTCACAAGGTTTAGTCTCTGCCGTAGCCCGTGATGGTGGTCAAGGCGGTATGTCGATGGCAATTGCCTCGATTATCAAGAAGTACAAGCGCACTTTGGTGAACTTCCAAGAAGATTTCTTGATGCCATTTATCAAAAAGGCGGCTTTCCGCTATATGCAATTCGATCCAGAGCGTTATCCTTCTGTGGACATGAACTTCATTCCTACGGCTACGCTTGGCATCATTGCCCGTGAGTACGAACAACAGCAATTCATTGGTCTATTGCAGACTTTAGGGCCAAACACACCTGTCATGCCGTTGATTCTGAAGGGAATTGTGGGTAATAGTTCGTTTACTAACCGCTATGAATTGATGGAAGCATTGGCTCAGATGAGTCAACCTGATCCACAAGCGCAACAAATGCAACAAGCACAGCAACAATTGGCTCTGCAAGCGGCTCAGGCGCAGATTGCGGTCAATACGACTCAGGCTGAACAGAATCGGGCTGAAGCGACTAAGACAATGATGGAAGCGCAACTAATGCCTGAAGAAATCAAGGCTAAAGTGATTGCATCTACCACCAATAATCTGCCAAACCAAGATGAGGCGGCAAGTCGTGAGTTTGATAAACGAGTTAAGATTGCCGAATTGATGTTGAAAGAGAAAGACATCTCTAATAAAGGCAAGATTGTTGAGTTGCAGATGGCTGATAAAGTCAATGCACAGTCAAAAGTTAAGCAAGATTTCCTTACCAAACTCACGGATGGTCTAAAGCAAAATGGCTAACATCAAGGAACTGATCCAAAGCATTGAGGCGGCAGATTCCTCATTTGATGAGAAGTTAGCCGCCATCAATCAGATGGAAGAAACTCTTGTGGCTATGCGCCAACAAGAAGAAACTGCCGTTCAAGAAAATGTTGACTTAATCGTTGAAGCCATCAAAGTGATGGAAGATAAAGTCAATGCCCAACTAGAGATTGCCAAGTCCATTGTTCCTGAAAAGGGTGACAAGGGCGATAAAGGTTTAGATGGTAAGCAAGGAAAAGATGGGCGTGATGGCAAAGATGGAAAAGACGGGATAAATGGTAAAGACGGAGTAGATGGTAAAGATGGTGTTTCCGTAACGGATGCCAAGATTGATTTTGATGGTTCGTTGGTTATTACTTTGTCAACAGGACAAGAGATCAATGTTGGCGAAGTAGTTGCTCCTGAGTTGCAAGAGAAGATTAAGTTAGTTACTTCTGGTGGCGCAGGTACTGTTTTGCCAAGTCAAACAGGAAATGCCAACAAATATCTAAAGACTGATGGAGCTGCTTTATCTTGGGCAACAGTCTCTAGTAGTAGTGGAACTGTTACTTCCGTAGGAACATCTGGATCAGTAAACGGAATTACGCTTACTGGTGGGCCAATCACATCTAGTGGAACTGTAACCCTTGGTGGCACACTAGGTGGTATTGGTAACAGCCAACTGACCAACTCAAGCATTACCTTTGGTTCTACTGCACAAGCCCTTGGTTCTACTGTAAGTGGATTAAGTGGTGTGACCATAGACAATGGTGCTATCGGTGCTACAACTGCTTCTACGGGCAAATTCACAACCCTGATAAGCACAGGAACTGCCACTTTAGCCAATGGAAGCACAACTTATGTGCAAGCAATTGGTGATGCAAGTTACCCAGGCGTGTATGCCGCAGGCGGTACTAACACACCTCTTGTTTTACAGCCATTAGGAACTGGTGCGCTACAAGCACAAAAGACAGACTCTACTGCTACGGGTGGTAATGCTAGGGGGGCTAATGCTGTTGATTGGCAGACTACTAGAGGCGCGGCAAATCAAGTTGCCTCTGGAACTGGCTCAATCGTTACAGGTGGTAATAATAATATTGCCTCTGCTACTTATTCAACAGTAATTGGTGGGCAACAGAATACAGCAAATGGAACACTATCTACTGTTGGCGGATATGCAAACACAGCAAGTGGATATTTTTCTGGGGTAGCATCTGGTTCTACAAATACAGCGTCTGGTTATTTAAATTTCATTGGTGGTGGACAATTAAATTCAGCAACATCAGGTTCTTCTGTAACAACTCAGTCTGCAACAATGAACGCTACGACAGCGGTAACTCTGTCTGCTTCAAATGCAAGCATTAAAGTTGGTCAGTTAGTTACTGGAACATATCTTGGTTTTCCTAATTATGTTGCCGCAATAAGTGGTACTTCTTTAACATTAGCAACAGCCGCCACAGGTTCTGGTACATCAACCCTATCATTTTTTACACCTCACGGAGTAGTAGTAGGAGGAGGAAACAACCAAGCCACGGGTTCTTATTCTTTTATCGGTGGTGGTGGAGATGCTGGTACTTCGGCTAACAGGAATGTGGCTTCTGGCGCATGGTCAAGTGTAGTTGGTGGATTTAAAAATACCGCTAGTGGCACAAGTTCATTTGTCGGAGGTGGTGGTTTTGATGGAACATATATAGGTGGAAATACTGCTAGTGCAAGTTATTCTTCTGTTGTTGGTGGATTTACAAATCAATCATCTAATAGTGGAGCATTTATTGGTGGCGGTCAAAACAATATTGCAAATGGAATTCATTCAGGATTTGTTGCTGGTGCTTATGGAACTGCTAGGGGTATTACTGGTTATCAAGTGTTTCCCGCAAACAATCAACCCCTTGGTCAAACAAATGGCCAATCACAAGGTGCTTTAATAGTTCTTGCAAAACAAACTACCGATGCTACTGCTACCATATTAACTTCAGATAATAGTTCGGCATCTGGTACAAACCAAGTAATCCTACCTAGCAACTCTGCTTATTACTTTCGTGGTGAGGTAGTAGCGGGAGTTACAGGGGCTGGAGATACAAAAGGTTGGTATATCGAGGGCGTAATTAAACGGGGTGCTGGTGTAGGTACTACGGCAATCGTAGGTACTGCAACAGTAACATCGCTATACGCAGACGCTGGTGCTGCTACATGGGCTGTAACGGCATTGGCAGACACTACTAATGGTGGACTAAAAATCACAGTAACAGGACAAGCATCAACGACAATCCGTTGGGTAGCGCAAATCCGCACAACAGAAATGACCTATTAAGGAGTAAACATGGCTTTAAAGATTTCAGCAGTAAACCCAACCACGGGTCAAACCACAAGCGAGGCTTATGCCCGTATCACTAACTTCTTTGGTACAAAAGACCAAATCCAAGTGCAAGTGGCTATCCACGCAAGTGCAGATGCTAGAACTGGCAATATGCAGACTATCAAGGAAAACGCACACTATATTGCTGTGGAAGACCTAAAGGGTGACTTGATTCCTGCTATTTATGCGGTTTTGAAGACCTACACCGATTAC